TACGACACGATCCGCAAGGATGGTTTGCGCCAATACCGCACCAGCTATGTAGAGATTGGCCGAAAGAACGGCAAGAGTTTCTTGGCCATGGCGGTGGCGCTCTACGGTTTGATCTGCGATGGCGAGCCGGGAGCGCAGGTAATCAGCGCGGCAGGCACCAGGGAACAAGCCAGCCTGGTGTTTGATGTGGCGCGCGCCGCAATATTGGCCAACCCGATCCTGCGGCGCATGTGCCGAGTGTACAAAAAGGTGATCGAAACCCAAGACGGCAGCACCTACAAAGTGGTGAGCGCCGATGGTTTCAATGCGCATGGCCTGTCCATCTCAACGCTAATATTCGACGAGTTGTGGGTTCAGAAAAAAGCTGACCTATACGAAGCGCTAACCACATCGATGGGAGCCAGACGGCAACCGCTGTCGTTCCTAATTTCAACTTCAGGCTTCGACAAGAACACCATTTGTTACCAGACGCACAGCTACGCCAAGCGGATTCGTGATGGCATCGTTGAGGATCCAACCTTTTTGCCTGTGCTGTTCGGCGCACCAGAAGAGGCAGACTGGAAAGATCGCAACACCTGGCTAACGTCCAATCCGAACTTGGGAGTCTCGGTCTCGGAAGAATTCCTGTCGAATGCCTGTCGTGAGGCGCAGGAAAACCCGGCCAAGGAAATTAGCTTCCGGCAATTCTTTCTAAGCCAATGGGTATCGGCTGAGTCCAGATGGTTTAGCCTGGACAAGATCGATGCCGCCATGGTCGAGGAATCCGATTGGCCAGACCTCACCGGCAAAGATTGTTTCCTAGGCTTAGACCTCAGCAGTACAACGGACTTAACGAGCATTGCCGCAGTCTGGCCGATTGACGGAATCTTTTACCTCGACTCCTGGTCATGGGCACCGCGTGGCGCTCTGACCACCCGAGAAAGAGCTAACCGCACACGGTTTCAGCCATGGGAAAAATCCGGCCATGTGATCGTGACTGATGGCGAGGTGATCGATTACACGCAGATTCAACGGCACATAGAAGACATGGCAACGCGATATAACATCCGCGAAATAGCAGTGGACAAGTGGAACAGTGTTGCGCTTTCAAATCAGTTGCAATCGGAAGGCCACACGGTGGTGGCATTCCCACAGGGTTTCGCCTCGATGTCACCAGCCAGCAAAGATTTCGAGGCACTGGTTAGTTCAGGCAAAGTTCGCATCCGCAAAAATCCGCTGTACCGCTGGGCATTCACCAATGTCTCGATGGTTCAAGATCCGGCTGGCAATGTCCGACCGGACAAATCCAAGAGCGGTGACAAGATCGATCCAGTGATCGCATCCGTGATGAGCATGGCCAGAGCGCGGCACCATGAGGCATCGAGCCGGTCGGGCTATGAATCCGGCGGGCTAATGGTTCTCTGAGTTCGTCTGGTTTCCCAGAATCGAGGAATATGGCAGACAGCATCCTAAAGCGAATTGGCAAAAGTATTTCCAGCCTGTTGGGCGCTGGTCAGCGTGGCCGTCCGCTAGTGCTGAACGACTACAACGCAATTGAGCAAACTTGGAATGGCCGACCGGGTGCGATGGACTACCTCGGCATACCAGCGGTGCTGGCCGGTTTGCGGCTGATTTCAGAAACCGTGGGTGGTCTACCTCTGCACTTGTACCACCGCCAGGTCGATGGCGGCAGAAACCGAGCCGAAGACCGCAACGAGGCGGACGTTTGGAAGTACAACGAAAACCGCAACGAAATGGAAATCAGGTCTAGCCTGATATTCCAAATGCTAGTCCATGGTGTCGCCTACGCTCGGATCTCTCGGATTGATGGTGGCGCAAGAAATCTTCAAGAGATCTCCGCCGACTACATCATCGAGAAGACCGACGACATTTTGGGAAAGAAGTTCTACGGAATCAAATCGGATCCCTACGCTAACGACGCGGACACGTGGGTTTCCGAGGCGGACATGTTCGTCTTGCGTGGGACATTCAACGGCAACAGCCTGCTGGACCTATGCCGCAATTCACTGGAACTGACCAAGGCGGCACAGGACTACGGCAGCACTTTGTACGCCAATGGCGCAAGGCCATCTGGTGTGCTGACTCATCCGGGTAAACTATCCGACGATGCGCGCCGCCGCCTGCGCAGCGATTTCGAGAAACTGCACACCGGGTTGGCCAATGCTGGCCGCATTGCCGTACTAGAAGAAGGCCTGACGTTCACTCCAACCAGCACATCGCCTGAAGATGCGCAGACAATCCAGACCCGCGAATTCCAAGTTCGTGAGGTGTGCAGAATATTCGGCATCCCACCGGCCAAGATGGGTTTGGGCGGCGGCGGCGAGAGCATCGAGGCGCAGAACATCCAGTTCCTAACCGACTGCATTCAGCCGCATTTGATCCGGGTTGAGCAGGAAGCCAACCGTAAGTTGGTGCGTGAGCATGAATGGGGTTGGTACACATGGGAACACAGCGTGGAAGGTTTACTCCGCGCGGACATTCTCACTCGTTACAAGTCATACTCAATCGGTCGCAACTGGGGCTGGTTGTCGGTCAATCAGATTCGCAAGCTGGAATCCTGGGACCCAATCCCTGGCGGGGATACATTCCTAAGTCCGACGAACATGCAACCGCTAACGGACACCGCTCCTGGTGCGCGTGCGCCGGCGGGCGATCAACCAGTTGACTCAGTTGACCAGTTCCTATCTGATCCACAACCAGTACAGCAACCGCCAACACCTACGGCAGATACTAACCAGCAGTCCACCCAAGACATTGCGTCTATGGCGCTCAATGGCGCACAGGTCACAGCGCTGGTTGATCTGGCACTAAAGGTAACAGCGGGACTTCTACAGAAAGAAGCCGCATTGGCTTTGGCCCAAGCGGCGTTCCCATCAATACCGCAAGCAACGCTCGATAAGATTTTCGGCAACATCCTGCCGCTATCGCCGGCTCAACTTGATGCCGGGCAACAAGCAGTGAGCCAGATGAATGGCTGAGTCCTCGTGGGATGGGATCTTGCTGGTTCTTGGTGAAGCGCGAACGCCGCGCCGGTTGCCTCCGGGTCCACCACAACAGCCGCCGATTCACATGTCGTTCCAAGACATGATTTCGACAGATACGGAAAACACCGAGACTGGCCGCATCCGTAGGTTCAGCGAAAGAGGAGAGTTCCGATGCCAACCGCCGGAATAGAGATCGAGCGCCGCGTCGGCAGCATTGCCGAGGTGGAGAGTGAAGGCAACAAGCTGCACGGATACGCCGCAGTATTTAATCAGCCGAGTGAAAACCTTGGCGGGTTCCGTGAGTTCATCGCACCAGGAGCATTCAAGCGAACGCTTGATTCCAACGAGGATGTGCGTGCGCTGCTGGATCACGACACGCGGTTGGTGCTAGGTAGACGATCCGCTGGCACGCTACGCCTTCACGAGGATACCAGAGGCTTGGCGGTTGAAATCGACCTACCATCGACCAGCTATGCCAAAGATGCCGCAGAACTAATCAGGCGCGGCGATGTGTCGCAAATGTCTTTTGGCTTCACCATCTCGAAAGGTGATGACGAGTGGTTGCCTCCTGAAGGCGATGAGCCATTACGCCGCAGGATTGTTCGGCACGCCAACCTGATGGAGGTTTCGGTAGTGTCCATCCCGGCCTATCCGCAGACAGAAGTTGGCCTGCGGTCATTGTCCCGCTTTTTGTTGAGTCGGAACACAAACATCTTACAAGTGATTGGGTTGCGCCGGTTCTGAGTTCGCTTGGTTCTTTAGTTTTGGTTTCATGTGATTCACACACAGGAGAATAGCAGATGAATAAGATCGTGATTTCAAAAGCCACTCGCGAAGAACTGCTTGAAGCACGTTCCGCATTGATGGCGCAACTAACCGGAATGCAAGAGCGACAACTCACACCCGAAGAACAAGCCGCATTTGATGCGCTGGTCGCACAGGTGAACGAGATTGATGCGAAGGTCGTAACTTTGGAGGCTGAACTCATGGCTGATCCCGCTGCCGATCCTGGTGAAGGTTCAGTAGAGCAGGCATCTGCTCGGTCAATTCCAGCTTTGAATCAACTACCCAAGCCGCCAGCCGCAAGCGAGCCGGTGTATGTGAACACTCCGGTGCCGAACATTGTTCGTGACCTAAATGATCGCCGCGCCATTCGCAACCGCGACATGGCTTTGCGCGGTTGGGCACTTCAGCCAACCGGTCTTTGCACCGCTGACCATGTCCGCGCTGCCAACGAGATCGGGTTCAACCTGAACAACAAGGTGCTGAACCTGCGACTCAACGAGAATCCCGGCAAGGAAACTCGCGCGCAATCGACCAGCGGCACCGCTGGTGGTTACCTAGTTCCAACCGATCTGATTCGTTCGCTGGAACAGGCTTTGGCCTACACCTGCCCGATTCGCCAATTCGCCCAGGTGATTCGCACGGCAAGCGGAAACCCAATCGACATTCCAACCGTGGACGATACCAGCAACACCGGTGAACTGGTGGCTGAGAATGTCGCCTATGCCGCGCAGGATGTGACCTTCTCCAAGGTCACACTCAACGCCTACAAGTTCACCAGCAAGCTGGTTTTGGCCAGCCTGGAGTTGTTGCAAGATAGCGCCATCAATGTTGGCGAAATCCTAGGCAACTTGCTGGGTGAGCGCATCGGTCGAAGCCAACTGGGTTTCTTCAGCACAGGCACTGGTTCCAGCCAACCGCAAGGTGCTGTGACTGGTTCCGCCGCTGGTGTGACCGCAGCGAGCGCAACCGCCATTGCCGTGGACGACCTGCTCGGGTTGGTCCACTCGGTGGATCGCGGCTATCGTGACGCTGGCGCGTTCATGATGCATGACAACATTCTGCTTGCCATCCGCAAGCTGAAGGACAGTTACGGCCAACCAGTCTTCACCCAAAGCTACATCGTGGGTGAACCTGACAGGCTGTTCGGCTATCCAGTTGTGATCAACAACAGCATGGCATCCAGTGTTGCCACAACCGCCAAAACCATCCTGTTTGGCGACTGGTCAAAATTCATCATCCGCGATGCTCTGGATATCCAGTTGGTGCGCAGTGATGAGAGGTATATGGAATACGGCCAAAGCGCTTTTGTCGCTCTTGCTCGGTCTGATTCTAAGGTCACAATTTCCAGTGCCCTGAAGCGCCTTACCCAGGCCTAATCCCGCAATTGGGACCGGGCTAATCTGACCGGTCCGGCGGGATTCCGCTGGACCGGTTTTATTTGTGGAGGTACTGAATATGCCTGTGGAAGTAGTACTGCTTGAAGCGCTCGCCAATTCCGTTACAGCATGGATGCCTGGGGAACTGTTCCCATGCTTTGATCAGGTCGAAGCCGATAGGATGGTTGAGCGAGGTTTGGCCATCCATGTGGCTAGCAATGGCGCCAATCCCGAGCCTGATGCCGAGACGACAAACGAGGAAGCGCCGAAGACCAAAAAACGCAAGTGAGGTGACCATGTTCCTTGAACGGATCACCGCGCCGGCCAGCGAACCGGTCACTCTGGCTGAAGCCAAAGCGCACATCCGAGTTGATAACTCGGACGATGACACGCTGATTTCGGCGCTGATTTCCACCGCTCGTGATCATGTCGAGCGCACCACACGGTTGGCGCTGATCCGCCAGCAATGGCGGATGCGGTTGGAGGACTTCCCAGCCGATGGCGCTGATATCGAGATCATGCGCCGGCCAATGATCACAACATCGGGAACCTACTCACCGGTTATCAGCTACTACAACCCTGACGATGTGACAACCACATCGTGGACTCTGAC